CAGGTATAAAACGCCGCTTGAACTCCGGCTTTTGAATCAGATAATTTATGCGGTTACAGGCCGCGTCGCTTTCAGGTGCGTCGGAGCCTATACGAACCGGCCCCGGAAAAAAACAGGAATCGAATGCACGGCGGCGGAACGGTTAGAAATTGAATTCAGCTTTGAATTTTACAAAGCCGCCTTTGAAAAGGAACTTGAACGGTTTTATATAGCGTTTCTGCAAAAGAACCGGCTATTCCCGGACAAGCCCATTGACGACGTGCCGGAGATCGGCGAAATGGACCTTGAAGAAGCACAGCGCCTTTCAATGATGATGGCGGGCATGGAGGAACACAGCCGCCGGAAAGCGTTGGGGAGCGGGACGGAAGAAAGGGGCGATCAATAATGCCCGTGACATGGGAAAAGAAATACCTTGCCCAGCGTTATCAGAACGCCGTAAACAACGCGCAAGGACATTCTTTCGAGGAATACATACAAGCCGGGTGCGCCCTGTATTCCAGACAGGGCCGGGCGGAGATCGACAAGACCCCCGAACCGTTCCGCGTCATGGAGAAGCTGGGCGGCGGAATTTTCAAGGGCCGGTTCACCGCCCACGCCCAGCCGGATTTTCAAGGGACCCTTGCGGGCGGGCGCTCCATCGTCTTTGAAGCAAAGCACACCACGACGGACCGGCTGAAACGGGACGTTCTGACCGGCGAACAGCAGGACGCACTGGAACGCCACCACAGCCGCGGCGCGGTTGCCGCCGTATGCGCCGGAATTGGGAACAATTTTTTCTTTGTTCCGTGGGCCGTATGGCGGGAGATGAAAGAGCATTTCGGGCGAAAGTATGTGACGGCGGCGAACCTTGAACCCTTCCGCGTTCGCTTCAATGGCGCGGTTCTTTTCCTTGACTACAAAAACGGAAGCGGGCTTTTGAGATTTTGCCGGACGGGTGAAGAATTCATAGACGAATTTTTGAAAACGGAGGTCAAAGGACCATGAAGAAACAGCGGCAGAAAACGCGGAAAGTGACGGTCCGGGTCACACCGCAAACGGCGTTCAACCTTGAACGTCTTATGCAGATCAGCGGGCAGAAAACGCCGGGCCGGGTGGTTGACAAGCTGGTTCGGGAAAAAATGCTGAACTTGCGTGTTCAGGACGAAGGGCGGCGCGGCTGATCGTGGGAAGGTATAAGACGGCGGCGGAGCGGATGGCGGTTTCCTTGCGCCGCGGGGAAGCGGAAGCGACCGGAAAGCCCCTGTATAAGTCATACGCCGATATTCCGCCGGGATTCTTGAGCAAAACCGCCTGTATGAAGATGAAACAGCCGGTTCGAGCAGACGAAGAGCCGGGGGCATACGTTCTTAACCGGAACTGGCTGGGATATATGCCCCTGTATGACCGGCGCGAAAAGAGGTGATAACCCGTGTTCAACCTGAACCGCATTTATAACCTTGATTGCATGGAAGCAATGAAAGAAATCCCGGACAATTTCTTTCAGCTTGCTATATGCGACCCGCCATACGGTATAGGACACGACGGACAGCGGCAAAGGGTACATAACAACCGGAAGCACAACCGGAAGTTTCACGCCCGGAAAGGCTGGGACAAGGAGCCGCCCCCGCCTGAATACTTCCGGGAGCTGGAACGTGTGTCGGAAAATCAAATTATTTTCGGCGGAAATTATTTCGCCCCTATGCTAAACCGCGGGACAAAGGGCTGGCTGGTTTGGGACAAAGGGCAACATGGGCTTTCGCAGTCTGATTGTGAACTTGCTTATTCGTCGTTCGATTTGCCGAACATGAAATTTTCGATTAAGGCATTGGACGACGCTCTATTTACAGAGGAGCCGGGAAAGGAGGGGGACGCGGAATGAAATTGAAAAAGGTTATTTCCCTTTGCCACCAGCGAAAGACGTTCCGCCTGTTCGACAAGATAAGCGAAAACGGGGAGATCGTGCAATGGATGGGTGACGGGTGCGCGGCCTACCCGCTGAACGGACTTCCGATACTGGATGAAGAAACCTTGTGCGCCGTGTTCGACATTTCGGAAAAGCAGTTGAAGAACACCAGCATTCGGCGGCTGACAATGCCGGACGTGCTGAACATCGGCGACACGGACCCGGACGAACGGGTTTTGAAAGACGACGACTTTTCGATTATTTACGGCGGAACGGAAGTCAAACCGCTAAAGACCCGGACCGGAATAATCTTCATTCAGCAAAAATACCTTGCGCCGCTGGAGGACGTGCTGGACGTGGTACAGCTTTACGAGCGGGTCACGCCGGACGGTCAAACCTATGTCGCGGCAAAGGCTGGTTTGCTGATTGCGGCGGTGATCTTCCCTTACAGCGTCATAAACGAAAAGTTTGTGACGCGGCTTGAAGAGATCACACGGGAGAGCCGCCGGGCGCTGAATGAACCGCCGCCGGTTCACGTGATGGAGCGGGACCCCGATCAAGGGTCCATGTTTGCAGGATAGAGAAGGGAGGGTGAAAACATGGAGTATAAACCGAAAGTTGTTCTTTGCCGCCTGCATATGGCGGGCAAGAGCATTCAGCAAATCCGGGAGGAATGCGCCGGGCAGGGCATGACATACCGGGATTTTGAGAATATCCAGCGGGCGAATGAGTATTTCGACGGCGTGCGTTGCCGCCTGTCCCTTTGGGAATGGGACAATTACGAAAGTTACCACCTTGACGATTGGGACGCGCCGGACGACGAACGCATGATGATGGCAATTTACTATTCTGAACAGGTCCACCCGGTCCCCCGGTACAAAAACGACCTTGAAAAATTCAAGGCTGATTGGGCGGCGGGAACCTACGACCCCGGCGGGGTTATCTGCTTCAATCCGCGCGACGTGGAAGTGATCGAAGTTGTGTCGGAAGAGGTCAAACCGCCGAAACCGGCCCCGGCCCCCTCTTACCCGCCGCCTACGAAACCGCGGAGGAAGAAGAAAAAGAGGAAAGGCGGGAAGCGGAAATGAACGTGAAAGCCATTGAAATGAAATGCCCGGTTTGCGGGATGGTAAACGCGCCCCGTGAAATAAAGACGGGTCAAGGGTATAAAACGTTCGTTCTTGCAAAGTACGAATGCCAAAACAGCAAAAAGCGCCTGTTTCGGCGGGACAAACCTTGCGGAACCCGGTATTCCGTGGAATGGAACGGGGATGAAGCCGCGCGGGTGATCGAAAGGATGAAAGAGAGGTAAAAACATGGTACAAGCACAATTCCGGGCATTTTGCCCGCTTGAAATCGGTGACGAACTCCGCGACACGTCCGGCAAGGTCCACACAATAACGGATATTGCGTGCGTTCACTACGTCCGAGCGGGAAAGGTAGAATTCCGGTTTGAACTGGACAGGTCCGGGCAATATGCCCCGATTGATATTCAGGACGCGCCGCCGGAAGTGCGGGTGCGGTTGGTTCAGGTCCAGAGCGGGCCGCGGCGGGAGTGAGGGCGGAACATGAACCAAAAAGAACAAGTTGAAATGCTGAAAGGTGCAATCGGCGCAACGGCTGAAATGGCTTTGCTCTTCTATCGCGCAACAATAGACGTAGGTGCAACGATGGAAGAAGCCTTGAAGCTGACACAAGCCTACCTTGCCGCAATGATTCACGGCAACAACAAGGAAGCGGGGGCAGACGATGAACAGTGAAATCATAGCCGCCGCCCTGAATGGGGCGAAAGTAACCATTGAATCGGATTGCTGGCCTTTACGCCGCAAGGCGGGCGGAATCGTTGTCCGCATGATGAAACAGACGTGGAACGGGGTTGTCAATATGAGCCGAACCGTCAAGATCGACGAACTGACCGGCGGTGAAACTCTGGAAGAAGCGGTGGAGCGTACCGCCCGCGAAGTGTCGAAGGAAATCGGGAATTGAACCACCCCGTCGAGCGGGTCAAAATCAAAATAGGAGGTTTTACACGGTGAAAACAATTTCGGTTATCAACCTGAAAGGCGGCGTTGCGAAAACCCTTACCGCCGGGAGCATGGCGCACATTCTGGCAACCTACCACGGAAAGCGCATTTTGCTGATCGACAACGACAAGCAGGGCAACACGTCAAAGACGTTCGGGGTCCACAGCTACGACGACAAGAGCATTTCGGACGTTCTGACCGCCCGGCGGCTGGACCCGTGGGAGGTTATCAAGAAAACCCGGTTCGACATGATCGACGTAATGCCCGCGAATATGTCCTTGATTCGGGCGAATTTGGAGGTCATGCTGGACACCAGCGCCCGCCCCCAGCAAACCCGGTTGCGGGACGCGCTGAACACCATTGCGGCGGAAAGCTTTTATGATTTCTGCATTATCGACAACGCCCCCGATATAAACATTTCGACGATCAACGCCCTTGTCGCTTCCGACGACGTGATTATTCCGATCAAGATTGACAAATACGCCTTTGACGGGCTGGAAGAACTGAAAGAGCAGATCGAGGACACCCGCGCAGACTGGAACCCCCGCTTGCGGCTGGCCGGTTGCCTGATTACGTGCTTTCAGCGGACGGACGCAGACCGGCAGGGGGAAGAGTGGTTGCAGAGCCAGCCGGAATACCCGGTTTTCGACACGCACATTCGCTATTCCGAAAAGGTGGCGGAAAGCACGTTTTCGGAATCCCCCATTGCGGAATACAGCCGCCGGAGCGGGGCCGCTATGGACTATATCGCATTTGTGCGGGAATATCTGGACCGCGGGAAGAAATAGAGGACCGCGGGAATGAACTGCAATCGCTGTAAAAACCTGAATATGACGGAAGAACAGCAAAAAAGGCTGGGGACAAAAGAACCGCATATTTGCTTGAAGTACGGGCGGCGGGTTTTTCACAGATCAAGCAAACCGGGATTTCACGAAATGATATATCCGTGTCGGGAGTGCGAACAAGAAAAGAACTTGTCCGATTCGGACAGAAAGGGGCGTACATAGTGGGAAAGTTTAATCTGAATCAGATTTTGAACGACGCTTCAAAGCGGGCCGCGCCCGGCGGAGGAGGGCAGACGGCCCCCGCCAGCCGCCCGGCGGAGATTGAGCGGTTAAGCGTCTTTGACCTTGTGCCGTCGGAAGATAACTTCTATTCGATGAACGACATTGAAGAGCTGAAAAGCAAGATCGAACTTGCCGGGAAAGTGCTTCAAAACTTCATCGTCGTTCCGCTGGGCGGCGGGAAATACAAGGTCATTTCGGGACACCGCCGCCGCGCCGCCTGCATTTCCCTTGTGGAAGAGGGCAAACCGGAATATGAGTTTGTACCGTGTACCGTTGAAGCGGACGAAGAGGACGCGGAGGTTCAGGCAATCCGGGAAGAAATTATGCTGATTGCGGCGAACTCCCAGCGTGAAAAAACGGCGTGGGACAAGATCGAGGAAGCCCGCCGGACCCGCGCGCTTTTGGAGAGAATCAAGCAACAAGAGAAATTGCCCGGCGATATGCGGAAGCTTGTTGCACAGACCTTGAACACCAGCCCGGCGCAAATCGGGCGGTTCGACGCGATCACCCGGAATCTTTGCCCGGCGTTCATGGAGGAATTGAAAGCGGACCGCATAAACATTTCGACCGCGTATGAACTGTCCGGGCTTTCGGCGGAAGATCAGACCGCGGCGTTTGAGGAATACCGGGAAACCGGGGAAATTTCAATCAAGGCCGCGCGGGAGCGGAAGCAGGACACGCCGCCCGCGGCGGAGGTCCCGGCGGAAGAGCCGGAAGCGGAGCGGGAAGAATCGCCAGCGACCCCGCAGGACGCGCCACAGACCGCCACAGGGCCGCGGGAAGCGGACGGGCGGGAAAAGATACAACACGCCGCAGAAGCGCCCACAGAGGGCCGCACAGAGCCGGAGGAACAGCCGGAAACCGCCGGGCAGGATAAACCGCCCACCACCTCTTCCCCGCCGCCTATGGGCGCGGAACAGACGGACGATCAGGAAATGAACGCTGACCGCGCCGAACGGCAATTAAAGAATCTGCTGGAATACTGCATGGACAAGGCGGAATCTTTCGACCGTTCGCGGAACTGGACGGCGGACGTTCAAGCCCTTTATATCGCCATTGACAAGCTGGAAGAGTGAGGGCCGCGACGATGAATCAGGAAAAAGTTTTGATTTTCGGCGGATTTACGGAAGAGGAAGCGAAAGCGATAAAAGAAGCCGCGCGGATTTGGGCGGAGCGGGTGCGAATTGCCATAGAAGAAGCGGTGGCGGCGTTTTCAAATATTCTTTTGCAGATCGGCCCGCCTGACCTTGAAGCTTTGGACGATCTACGGAAAGAGTTGGAGGAAATCGGGAGAGAGAGCCGCGTCCGGCGGCGGAAGATGGAGCGGAGCCGGGCGCGGGCCATAGAACAGCGATACCGGGCGGAGATTCACCGCGTCGAGCGGGAAAGGTTTTATAGGCGGATATATAAGCCGCCCTAAAGCATAAATCGGAGGAACGGGCATGAAGCGCGGAAAAGTAATTTCAATCTTGCGGTTCTTTAGCACGATTGACAAAGAAATTCAAATGAACAATGCGACCGTCGAGGACTTGAACGACCGCTATTATTTGGCGCTGGGCGCGGTCAATATGGACGGCTTGCCGCATGGGAAAGGCGGGGTTTCAAAGCCGGTTGAAAACATGGTGGCGAATGTCCCCGATTACGTCCGAAAGAAGATTGCAGGAAAACAGCGCCGGAACAAGCGGCTGGAAGAAGTCGGGGCCGCTATCGGGCGGGAACTGGACCGTCTGAATTACTATGAAAAAGCGGTTGTAACATGGTTTTATTTAGACGGCGCAACGTGGGAACAGATTTCGGGACGGCTGAATTACAGCCCGCGGCAATGTCGAAACATACGCGACAAGGCTTTAGACCGGCTGACAAGCTGGTTTTCAGCGAATAAAGCAATTTTTACATTCAAATTTCCTGAAAAATAAGATTGCCACCTATTGCCCGTTTTTTCTGCTATAATGGCTATTGTGGAAAATTGAAACAGCGATTCGGGCGGGCGATTCTCCGCCGCCCGGCGCTGACCGGAAACGGACCTTGCTTTTTGCGAGGTCCGTTTTTGTGTGCGCTTCCGCGGAGCCGTCCAGATCGGAAAATGAAAAACAAACGAAAGGGGGTGCGCGGCGCATGGCGCGAGATCGAAGCCCGGAGCGCGACAAGGCGCGGGAAATATGGCTTGAATCCGGCGGGAAAATGACGGCGAAACAGGTTGCGGAAGCCGTCGGCGGCGTGAAGCCCGAACAGGTCCGAAAATGGAAAAGCCTTGATTCGTGGGCCGCGGCCCTTGAAGCCCAAAAGCCGCCCCGGAAGCGCGGAGGACAGCCGGGGAACAAGAACGCCGTCGGAGCGGGGCCGCCTACGGGCAACCGGAACGCCGAAACACACGGCGCGTATTCGGCGGTACGGATGGAGGATTTAACCACGGAACAGCGGGTTTATATTCAG